CCGCCGAGATCATCGCGGCCCGCTGGGCAGAGGTGGACGGCCTGACCGCCACCATCAAGGGCGCGACCACCGCCGCGCCGGTTGTCTGGCTGGCCGGAGACACAAAGCCCCACGAAAAAGAGATCGAAGCCGCCGGGGGCAAGTGGAGCGGCAAGAAGAACGCCTATTATTTCCGCGTCGCCTGACCCAAAACCCGCAAGGCCGACGGCACCCGCCGCCGCTGGTGCAAGTCCAGCCGCCCCCGCCGGGGCGGGCGCTCATGGGTAACACCAAAACCAAAACGCAGGAGGAACAAAACATGATCAGAAAGCTATACAAGTACACCGGCAGCATTTCCAGCTTCAGCTACCGCCGCAACAGCCCCGAAGCCGTCCCCGTCGTTGATATGATCTTGGGCGACATCAACGACGACGACAAAGCCCCCATCCGCATTTCCGCCGCTGGCGGCCTTGCCGACTACATCAACGCCATCGAATGGACTGACGCAGAAGAACGCTACCTTGCTTCCGACTGGTATTTCGACCATCTTCTTTACCTGCATCGCATCGAGGTTCCCAGCACGGAACCCGGCAAGCCTGCGAAGATCATCGCCCAGCACGAAGCCATTGACCGGGAAGCAAGCATCTTCGGCCCGCCGGAGTACATCGAGACCAGCAAGCCGGAACCCATGGACGGTGAGCAGCGCCGCGCATGGTACGACTACAACGCCGAGGATGAATACCGCTACATCCCGCCCCGCTCCAACACAAAACCCGCCGACGAATGACCCCCGCCGCCGGACACCTTGGACGGGCCGCACCGAGCAAAGCGACCCGACCCCACGCACAAAACCAAAACACAAAACGGAGGTACACAAAATGGCATGGCTTTACATCCCCGCCGAGACAGGCGAACGCATCGAAACCATCTGCAATCAGCACTACAACCCCGGACGCGGCGCGTGTGACTGCCCGCTCTGGCCCGCCTGCAGCTACTCAAACGATCTCACAAAATCCAACGCGGAGAACACCCGCATTTTTGAGCAGGGCATGGCCGCCGCTCTGGCCATCCTCGACAACGAAAACAGGAGGTAACAACATGGCATCCATCGAACGCAAAATCAACGGCACCTTTGCCCCCGTCCCCGGCGGCTACGCCCAGCAGATCAACGAGCAGACAACGCTTTTTGTCCCGGACTTCTCCGCCGCCCGCTACGACCCCAAAACCGGCGAGCTGTTCGGCTACGCCCCGGACTACGCCGCATTAGAGGCAGAAAAGGCCCCCGCCGTGCAGGCCGACAAACCCGGCGAATATGTCTACTGCTACGAAATGCAGCAGGCCCCCACGGGCTGTGACTTTGCCGCCGATCTTTCCTACTACGGCAAGCATTACTTTCTCCGCCCGCTCCGCGACGACCTGCCCCAGCTCCACGGGCGCGGCATCAGCTACGACGAGGAGCGCAACACCTACACCGTCACCACCCGCGCCTATGACAAGCTCAAAGAGCAATACCGCATCCGCTATGAAACCTGCCTCGACTGACCACAAAACCGGATACCTTGGAGCCGCCGCACCGGACAAAGCGACGGCACCCCATAAGCGAAACCCCAAAACACAAAACGGAGGTACACACCATGTACGAACAGACAAGCATGATCGCCCCGCCGCAGGCCGAAGCAAAGCCCGCCGCCCGCTACTACGAGATCAACGAGGACACGGCCCGCAACGCTCACTACTGCGTCCACATGAGCGACTACCAGCCCGGCAGCGCCACCAACGGCTACCGCGCCGCCGTGGACGAGGCCGCCGCGCTGGTGGAGGCGCGTAAATCCAAGGTCAGCCCCTACTACCACGACAAGCTCGACGCGCTGCTTGACCGCTACGCCCGCCGCCTTGCTCAATGGACGAACGACTACAACCGCAATCAGGCCAGCTATCCCAGCCAGTTCATTTCCGGCGCGGGCAATTACAACATGAAAAAGCACGAAAAGCAGATGTCCCGCGAGGGCACCCTCTGGAAAGAGTACGACGAGATCAAGGCCATCTTGAACAAGATCGAGGCCGTCGGCACCGGCGCGGTAGACCTCGCCGACCCCCACGCCCGCGAAATGCTCACTGACCAGCTCCAAAAGCTGCAAGCCCAGCTTGACCGCAACAAGGCTCTGAACGCCTATTACCGCAAGCACAAATCCTTTGTCGGCTTTCCCGGTCTGACCGCCGAGGCCGCCGCCAAGCTCACCGCCGACTTTGCCGACACCTGCCAGCGCTGCCCGTGGATAGATAAGCCTTGCCCCGACTACGAATTGACCAGCCTGCGCGGCAAGATCAAGCGCACACAAGCCCGCCTCGACGAGCTGGGCAAGCGCACGGAGCAGGCCGAGCAGCCCGCCGAAAGCACAAAATTCTCCGGCGGCGAGATCGTCCGCAACCTCGAAGCCGACCGCCTCCAGATACTCTTTGACGAGAAGCCCGACGAGGAAACCCGCGCCGCGCTGAAACAAAACGGTTTCCGCTGGTCTCCCCGCTACAGTGCGTGGCAACGCCAGTTGACCCAAAACGCCGAGATCGCTGCCCGCCGCGCCCTCGGCCTGACCGAATAACAAACCAGATCCCGCCCCGGAGGTCACGAGGGCAGAAAGGACACGGCATGAACAGCTATCCCAACATCATGTATTTCTTCCATGACGGCAGCACCTACCTCGTCCCGCGCTATACAAACGCCTCCGGCCTCGCCACTATGCTGGACGAAGTGCGACGGGCCGCCTATCAGGATATGACAAAAAGCGGCGCAGATCACGCCGTCTACGCCGTGAAGCATTACGATCCCAAAACCGGCGATGTCGTAAAGGCTGACATTTATGCCCCCGCCGTTCTTCTGAGCGAAGCCGAGTTTACCAAGCGCACCGACGCACAGATGCAGGAAAGTCCCGGTTGCTATATTCTCGCGCTCCACGCCAGAAAATAACCACGAGCTGACCTACCGGCACGACGGGGAGAAAGGACGCAACATGGCCACGACCACAGCCCCCACAAGATACACGCTCAACCACGACGGAACGCTGGAAAAATGGTACTTGGAACACGACTGCGGCGAAATCGTCTATCTCCGCAAGACCTCGCGCCCCAAGTGGAACTGCTGCATGAAAGAGTTTCCCGCCGCCGAAGTATTCCCCGACTACAAAACCGCCCGTGCGGCGCTTAAAGCCCGCGCCTCCGCCAAAATTGCCCCGTAGACTTTTACACGCCCGCGTGTTATAATGCGACAAAACAAAACCGAACAGGGAGGCAGACCATGAACGAAGTCCCCGAAGTGTTCCCCGCGTACCGCCTTGTGGCCGAATTTGCCGACGGCCAGCGCCTCACCTTTGACGGCCTCACCGAGCAGCAAGCACAAGACCGCATGGAGGCGGCGCAGGCACAACACGGCGATATATGCTGGTATGACGGCGTGACCGATCAGCACTACGAAAACGGAAAATATTATAAGCTCGCCCCGCAGCCGCCGGAGATCATCGTGATCGACCTGACAGACTGCCCGGACGAGCCGGAAAAGGAGGATTGACCATGCCCATACCCGAAAGCAAGCGCCGCAACAACGACATTTACAACGCCAAATGCGACCGCATCAGCGCCCGCCCCATTAAGCCCATCGGCAACGCCATCCGCGCCGCTGCCAAGGCCGCCGGGCAGAGCGTACAGGCGTATGTGCTGCAAGCCTGCGAAGAACGCATGAAGCGCGAGGGACGCCCGCTGGAGCTTGACAGCCCCGCCGACGAATAACACAAATCCGACTTGCTATCGTGCAGAACAAAACCCCGGCAGACCGTACCAAAACGGCCCGCCGGGGCATTTTTATCTTCTCTTGCTGCTGTACAGGTATCTGCACCGCCGCCGGAGCGCTTTTCGCCTCGCTCTCCGCACAAAAAGCCGCCTCATGCCCTCCACCAGCTTATCCACAAAATCCACGGTCTTTTCCTCCCATTCGCAAATTGTTTTTCCAGCGCCGCCCCGACGATCACGGAAACCCTTTCGCGCCACGCGCGAAGTCTCGAAAAACTTGTTCCTATAAGGCCGGTTTTCCTGTTCCGCCGCCGTGGTGTTCCGGTGCAAGATCAGTCGGCAAAGCAGCCCTTGCTCAGCCCCGCCGGACGGCCCAAAATTTTTTGCCGCTTATTATGTACGCGCGCGCGACGCGCGACGGGCCAGCGCCTCCGCTTCCGGCAGCTCCTCCAGCACCTCGCCCAGCCGCTCCATGGCTCTTGTGTGCCAATCGCGGGCCGTGCTGTCCGCCGTCCCAAGTCTCGCGCTGATCTTCGCCCAACTGTACCCACGCACATAGCGCATCACAATGACCTCTTTGTACTTACCGTTCAGCGCGTCCAGACAGGCGCGAATACAGGCTTCATCCCCGGACAAAACCCGCTCCGTCTCCGCGATCTCTGCCAGCCGCTCGCTCACGCCGTTTTCCAGCGCCCGCAGCCCGCTTTCCTCCGTCGGCTTTCCCGGCGACGAACCGCGCGGCATCCCGTCACACGCCAGCCCCCGCAGTCCGTAATAATTGCCCTCCAATTCCGCCCGCTCCTGCCGCAGCAGGCGCAGCATCCCCGGAATTGCCTTGTAGTACAGGGCTATGTGCTTCACGCTGCCATACCGCATCCGTCGCCTCCTGTTCTTGGCTCCGCGCCAAATCTCCTTGCCTGTGGTGTCAATCCAACGTTTTCCCGAAGATCGGCTCTTTCGCGTCGCTCTCATCCACATCCACCGGCTCGCCGAGAATGTCCGTCATGCGCCGGGCCAGCATATTGTAGCCGAACCAGTCCCCGCCCTCGGCCCACTCGTTGAACTGCCGGAATACGTCCTCCGTGGCGCGGACGGTCTCATTCAGCCGCTCCACGCCAAAACCAAGGGCCTGACGCGCCCCCAGCGCATAGCATTTCACCACGATCTCCGCCGCTTCCCGCCGTTCGCCCAGCAAGGCCCAATCCCGGTTGCTTTTCGGTGCTTTTGACGCTGGCAGCACAAAATGCTCTGTCAGCAGGCCCTCCAGCTCCTCGTTCAGCTTCTTTTTCGCCCGCTCCATGCCCACGCCGCGCTTGTTGACGGCAAACCGCTCCAACGCGCCGTTTGCGGCGTTGATCACGCGGTCAAGCCGGTCTTTCCCGATGCCGTAGCGGTCATGCAGCGCAACCATGAAGCACAAAGAGATCACATGGCCCGCCGCCTCCCGGTTTTTCTCCACCCGCTCGCTCTCCGGCGTTTTTCCCCGCAGATAGCGCGTCTGCGCCTGACGTGCCGCGTTGGTGCCAAAATGCGCCGGGATATGCTTATTTCTCCTCATTCACCGCCTCCAGCTTCCCGCAGAACCGCCCGCACATGGGGCAGAACTCCGCGCACAGCACATTCAGCCCGCCGCCCCGCGCCGTGCTGTCCATCACAAGGCGGGGCCTGCCATCCTCGCCGTATTCCAGCCAGAACGCCGTGCCGTCCACGGTCTCCAGCTTTTGGTGCCGCTGGCACAGGCCGCACACGGGCATTTCCTCCCGTTTCTGCTCCCTGTCCTCGAACCACGCCAGCTTTGCAAGGGCCACCTCGTAGCCCCTGCTGGAATACACGCGCCCGTCTTTGTCGTAGTGCGTCAGCCGTTTTTCCCACATGATGATACCTCCTCCGCCAGCTCCCGCCAGCGTTTGATTTCTTCCTTGTCCTCCGCCGTGATGATCTCCGTGAATTTCCAGCCCGCCGGACGGGCGATCAGCTCCAGAAACACCCGCCGCCGGACTGGATAATCCCGCTGCATCCGCCGGACAAACTTGCTCTTGATCTCCACGATCTCCACGGTGCCGTCGGCATAGGTCAGCCGGAAATCCGCCGTGTACTGAACGCTCCGCAGCTTCACGCCGTTGTATTCCCCCGCCGGGAACAGCAGAAAGCATGGATGTGCCTCCCACTTCACGATTTCCCCGCGCCCTACCTTTGGCGCGACGGTGCCGACGTAGTATTCATACTCGCCCCGGCTGTCAAATTTCAGCCCGGACATGGCAGCGGCACGGGCCGCCGCCGTTACGGTGTCGCCCCGCTTTTTCCCGCGCCCGGCAAGCTGCGCCTCTGCCTGCGCCCGGTAACGCGGCGGCAGATCGGATAGCTCCAGCCGGTACGCCATTCACAGCACCTCTTCGTGCTTTTCTCTCTGCGTCGCTATCATGTCCGCGTAATGCAGCTCCAGCACAAGCGGCGTTCTTTCCATGGCGGCATTCAGCGCACGGCTCCCTCCACGGAAAGCATCGTCATACGCGCCCATGTGCCAGCGGATGGCAAGGGCCTCGTCGTCCGTCAGCTCCATGTGCTTCATCACGAGATAGACAGACTTCTCCCCGTGTCCCATGGGCATCTGATCTTTCACGGTGTAGTCGGGATATTCCCCGGCATAGTAGTTCGCCTTGCACACGTCATGCAGCAGCGCCACGATGGCCTGTGTCTGCGGCGAATACAGACCGCGCAGATTGAAATTCCCAAGCAGGGCATAATACACATTCAGGCTGTGCTTCACCAGCCCGCCGGGATAGGCCCCGTGAAACCGTGTGCTGGCCGGAGCCGTGAAGAAATCCGTGCTTTTCAGCCACTCCAGCAGCTTGTCCGCGCCCGGCCTCGTCACCTGTGACAGAAAAATTTGCTCGAAGCGTTCGGCATCGTTCATTTTCATTTCCTCCTTGGTCGATATATATTTCCTCGCTGTGGGGAGACAGGATATTTGAGAAATGTGGGATAAGGCGGGATGAGGGGGGAGACGGCGGGAAAACCCTTGAAATACGCGGGAAACGGCGACTTTCGGCGCGGGACGGAGGCGCGAATTATCAACAATCTTGAGATGAGGATGCGTCGGCGGCGGTCGGCGCTTTTTTTACGCTCACGAGGCCGCACAACGGCGGCGGCGCGGCGAGGCGCACACATACGCAGAATACAAAAAAGCCCCGGAAACGCCCGTATAACGGCATTTCTGAGGCTTTTAGATGGTATGAGCCGCTTGGCCCCGTCCCGGAAGTCACAGCAGCAGACCAAGAGGACGAGAGCTTCGCGGCTCATGCTGCTATTGTAGCAGACGCGGCGGCGGATTGCAAGAGGGGCAAGCGTGCTAACGGAGCGTTAGAGCGTGCGAGTTTTGGGGAAAACGGGGCTTTTCGGTGCGGATCGGCGGGGATTAGGGCGTGCGCTGGCCGTGCGAGGCGTGCGCGGCGGGGCGGCGAAGCGGGGCAAAACAGGCGGCGAGCAATGGGACAAATCTGCAAAACCGATGGGACTGTGTCCCATTGCCCTGTTTTCAAGGGTTTTCGGGCTTTCGACCCTCGTTTTTCGCCGCTTCATCAATGGGACAGAAAACAGATTTACAACTAAATCAAAACAGCGCAAAAAATCAAGCGGTTCCACCTTGGGCTTCAGCGTCCTCGGCGGGGCCGCTTTTTGTTGCGGAGCTGCCGTTGTGATACGTCCAGTAAATAGACTCTTTTTTCCGTTCGACGTGCTTTCGATATTTGAGATGAACGAGGTCAAAAATGTCCTCCCGCTGCTCCTCCGGCAGGAGGCGATACATGGCGATCAGATCGGCCTCCTCGCCCTCCAGCGGCGAGCCGTCGCAGATCAACCCCGCCGTCTTCTGATGGGCGAAGAGGTCGTCGCTCGCTTTTGCGGGGGACGGTTCAATTTCGAGTAAGTAGTCGGCGGACACCTCGAAAATTCGGGCAAGCGAAGCAAGCGCATTATACCCCGGCTTGCTTTTCCCAGTCTCCCAATCGCCGACGTTTCCGGGAGAAACGCCAACTTCTTTCGCAAGCTGGCCTTGGGTAAGGTTCTTTTCAGAGCGTAGTTTTTTTAGTAGGGCACTGAACACAAAAATACCTCCTCGAAATTGCGGGTAATTCACACGCAAAACTATTGACAAACTCGTAAATGCGAGCTATACTAAGTGCGAAAAGTGGTTTATGAATAAAGCAAAATAAATCATAGCACACCCCGACCGAAAAGGAAATAGCAAATCGGCGAACGGTAGAGTAAAAGCGAGCGGCGAGGGTCTTCCCCCCTTACTTCAATTCATTCCCGGCGTTACAAATTGGGCAAAGCACCACACGGCGGACGCCTCGCCGCCGTATGGGAGTACCGCAAGAGCAGCACCGATGCTTCGAAAGTTTACAAACCGAAGCATAGCGAAAGAAGTCGAGAGAGCTTGCGCGGTTGGAATTGGCAGGTGTTGGCGCACCGCAGATCCTTTTAGAGGAAGTCGTTCTGATTCTCATTTCTCAGCGACCCTCGCCGTTCACTTTTACTCTACCACAAACGCCGAGAAAAGGAAAGGAGGCAGATCATGAGACGCGGCAAGAAGCCCACCCGCAAGCAGAAGATCCGGCTCGGGCAAGCGGGCCTCGCCCCGGAGAACTGGCTGGTCGTGAAGCAGAAAGCAAACGGCGAGCTAATCATTTTGAACAAGTACCACGACACGATCCGCGTCATCCCGCCACTGGCCGGATGAGCTTTGCAGGAAGGAGCAGCAGCATGAAGGAGCAACCGCGCATCTGCCCGCTGTGTGGGCGAGCATACGACGAGCCGCCCGCGCTGTCGCGAGCGGACAACCAGACGGACATCTGCCCGAGGTGCGGCATGATGGAGGCACTGGCGGCTATGCCGAGGCGGGAAACGCCACAGGATCGGACGCGGCGGGCCGTGTACGCCACGGGCAACCGCTGGGCGATCGAGAACTTTGAAGCGACCCACCACTAAGCCGAAACGCCCGGAAGGGCGTCACCGGGAATTGCCCCACCCGGTCTGAAGATGGCAGGGCAGAAAGGAATGACGGCAGCATGAGAAAGATCAAGAAGATCAACGGCTTCCTCGTGGTCAAGTTCAACGACCGCGAGAAGCGCGAGTACGAGGGCACAGCCCTCGGAGAGTACGGCGTGATCGACGCGGAGGTCTACACGGGCAATCTGGACATCGACCGGGGCGCGATGGAGTACGACGACGCGGACACGCTGGAGGTGGCCGTGGAGCTGGCACGGGGACTGGAGTCCGAGGAGGACATCACGGATGAGCCGTCCACCTACACCGCCGCCGTGGAAACGAATGAGAGCTATACCGAGGAGACGGTGGAGCCCGCCGCCCTGATCGAGGGCTGGACGCGCCGCCTTGCCACGCGGGTCAAGAGCAAGCACTACCCCGACACCGACCCGCGCACCGCCGCGCACGAGCTTTACGGCTTCAAGATGGCGCTGCATCAGATCGGCTTCCTGCCGGAGAGCGAGGTCATCACCGACCCGGACACCTTCGGCGCGGGACGGCTGGACGGCCCCATGCCGCGCAACCCCGAAGAGCTGCTGGCGTTCGTGTGCGACGAACGGTGCAAGAACCGGGCCGGACACACGCAGGAGGAGCTGGACGCCATTTGCGCGAAGTGCCCGCTGGGACAGCTCTACGAGGACGCGGAGGCACAAGACCTGCGCATCCGGGAGAGGAGCGAGCGGGTGCTGCGGGAGCACATTGAGGTCATGAGGTACGTCGAGGACGCCGCGACCGTCCTGCTGGGCAGGAATGAGGCGCGTGCTTACCTTGCGGCGCTGCGGGACGGACAGATCCTGCAGGAGAACGAGTGCGAGCACTATGCGGCGCAGATCGCCGAGGTGGGTGCGGAGCGGTTGGCGCTGAAGCTACCCGCAGACTTCAAGATCGAGAGCGTCCAACATCTCCGGCAACTGCTTCAAGAGGTGGATGATGACGCCAAGAACAGCGGCGAGCCGTTTAACGGCTTCCGGCACGAGACAGAACGCATCCCGGCGCATCGGCTGGAGGAGCTCCACCAGCTCGGGACGGCGCTTCTCGGCGAGTGCCCGGAGAACGACTGCACGATCTACCGCAACGTGTTCCGCATGGCGGTCGACGTCGACGGGCAGATGGGCAAGCTGACGGGCCACGCGAGGGAGACGATGCAGCGGGAGTATGAGCGGCTGCTCCGGGAGCTGAACCACCTCTACACCATGAACCACGCGGTGAAGAAATACCGGGAGGCGCAGCATGACAGGACTTGAACTACTCAAGGCCCCGGAGGCCACGGCGGGCGAGATCGCGGACATCATCTCCGCACCGTGCCCGCCCACCATCCCCGCCCACTGCGACGGCGTGAGCTGCCGCGCGTGCTGGCTGTCATGGCTGACGGGCGAGCCGCCCGAAGAGAAAGGGCCGTCCGATGAACAGACGGCCCCGTGCGGAGGGTGCCCCTTACAGGGCAAAAAGCGCGAGCTTATTCAGCTCGGCAGACTTCTCAAAGAGGTCGGGGAATACGTCAACTCCTCTCCTTCTCGTACTTCGCAATCGCGGTAGCTGCAACTACCGCGATCAGCGAGAGAAGGCTCGAGGCGATCTCGGCATCCTCGGAAAACCGCTCCGGGAACCGAGCCTTCACTTCATCGACAACCTCTTTAGAGAATTTCTGCACATCAATCACAGACAACACCCCCTCCCCGGGCAGTGGCCCAGCTCCATTATACACGATCGGGAGGGCAAAGGAAAGGAGCAGCAGAATGTTCAGCACAGAAGACCTCAAGACCGCGATCGGCGCGACCGTCATCGCACGGCGAAACGCGGCGGCGCGGCTGCGGGAGGCGGGCAACCCCCGCGACCCGTTCCATGCGCTGCCGGGGATGGAGCAGCAATTCTTTGAAGCGGCGCAGAGCGTGCGCAGCTACGACCTCGTTCTCAACTTACTTGAGAGAGAAGTGAAGCGGGAGGCGCGAAAGCGTGCGGGGCGCACGGCGCAAAGCGCGGCGGCGTTCCTCATCACGGCGGGACTCATCATCCTCGCGACGCTCGGCTTCGCGGCGGCGCTGCTGCTGATGCGCTGCCCCGTCCCCGCCGTGAGCGTCACCGCGTTTATAGGTGTGGCAGTCTCGCTGGGCTGGGCGGTCATTCGGAAGTAAGTCTAAGAACGATGAGAAAGGAGGGCAAGCGATGAGAGGCCCGAAGAAACGGCTGACGCCGTTCGGGAAGATGGTGGTGAAGGCGCTGGCTGACCGGGATATGAGTCGGGCGGAGCTGGCGGCCACGGTGGGCACAAGCCCGCAGTACATGAGCTACATCCTGAACGGGACACGCTCGGGTGAGAAGTACCTCCCGGCGATCATCGCCGCCCTCGCGCTCGACCCGAAGAAGGCGGAGCGGGCGATCGCGGCATGACGCACGGAAGGGAGGGAACGGAGTGCCGGACGTATTCATCACGCTGGAGGAGGCAGCGGCTTTTGAAGGTATCACTTACGAGGCCATGAAGAAGCGCGTTCAAAGAAGCCCCGAACAGCATAACGTAAAGTCACAGGCCCGGGAGGGCGGCGGCAAGGATCAGGTGTTGATCTCGACAAGCTCCCTCTCGGCAAAGGCGCGGAAGGCATGGCGAGCCGCGCAGAAGGTGGAAGGGAGTGAGGTCATCATAGACAAGAGAGCACAGGAGGCCGTGCCATGGTACGTCACCGCCGACCTGAACCAGTACACGGAGGCGAACAAGAAGCGCTTCTATGAGGCGGTAGAGCTGGCGGCGCGGGTGCAGGACTTCATCGACTATGACGGCCCTGACCGCACGGGCTACGCCGAACGGTACGCGCTGGGGCTGGGGATCAGCCCACAGAGCCTGTACCGCTACATGAAGAACGTGCTGGAGGCGAACGCATGGGCGCTGAAGCTGGAGAAGGAAGACGGCAAGAGTCGGGACTACTTCCGGGCGCTGGCGCTGTGCCGGAAGCCAAAGGAGACGGGTACATTCCCGAGCTTGACGGACGAGCAGAAGGCGATCATTGAGAACATCTGGTTCGACAAGCGGTTCGCGGCGAACCTCGGCACGATCGAGATGCTCTATGAACGGTTTGAGCTGGAGGCGGAGCGGCGGGAGTGGGAGGAGTATCCCTCCATCAAGACGGTGGCCCGGTACATCAAGTTCCTCATGGGACAGCGGGGTGCGGAGTCTGCCCGGTTCCTCGCCGCCAACGGGACGCGGGAGTGGAAGAACAAGCGGATGATGAAAGGCAAGCGCGACGCGACGAGCCTTCAAGTCATGGAGTATGTCGTCGGCGACGAGCACACCTTCGACTTTTGGGTGCAGTGGACGGCTCCAAACGGCAAGATCAAGGCCGTGCGCCCGAAGCTGGTTGCGTGGCTGGATATGCGCTCCCGCGCTATCATCGGCGATGTAGCGTGCGTCAACGCCAATTCACAGACGCTGAAGGAGTCGCTGGTCAAAATGATCTACAGCAATCCGGGCGGCGTTCCCCACATCCTGCACGTCGACAACGGCAAGGATTATACTGCCGAGGTCATGACCGGGGAGAACCGCAAGAACCGCAAGCACCGCAAAATCGACCTTGACTTCGCGTTTGACTCGGAAACGGTCGGCTTCTATCAGAGCATCGGCATCCAAGAGGTCGGACGCTCGCTGCCGTATCAGCCTTGGGACAAACCGATCGAACGCTTCTTCTCCACGGTCTGCTCGAAATTCTCCAAGTGGTTTGAGAGCTACACGGGCACGCTGACAGGCTCCAAGACCTACGCCAAGCGGCAGAAGGACATCGACCAGATGCTGGAGCGCGGGGAGCTGCTGACGATGGAGGAGTTCTTCGAAGTCTGGACGGAGTGGAAGAACACCAAGTATCACACCCGCAAGCATCGCGGCCTGAGCGACGCGGGCGAGAAATGGGTTACGCCGATCGAGATGTTCGAGAACGGCCCGCGCTATGAAAAGGCAGCTCCACCCCGAGAGTACGCGGCGATGCTGCTGATGAAGGCGGCGACCGCCCGCGTTACAAACCAAGGCATCAACAAGTTCGGCACACTCTACACGGACACGGAGCTCGCCTACTACGTCAATCAGAAAGTCAACATCAAGTGGGACATCGACGATGTCACCAAGCTCTATGTGTACGACATGGACGGCAAGAAGATCTGTGAGGCGGTGTCCGCCGAGCTGCTCGCCTTCGGCCCGCATTGTTCTCAGGCGGCACTGGAGAAGCATCTGCGAGATCAGAAACGAAACGAGCGAGAGGTCAGGGAGTATCTGGAGGAGCGAGTCCGCCCCTACGAGCTGCGGCTCGAGGACGGCGCAAGGCCCTCGGATGCAGTGGGTATGATCGACCTGACCATCAAGGCCACGCCGAGCCAGAAGCTGGTCTCCCTGCCCAAGGACAGAATGTTCCGATCGGAACAGGCAAGCAAGACGAGCAGGAAGAAAGTCACGGACGACACCTTCCTCAACGCCAAAGGCGACAAGGCGCTCTCCCTTTTGAGAGCGATGAACGAATGATAACGGAGGTACATCATGGAAGTTACAGCAGCAGAGCGCACCACAATCTACACCAACATCAGCCCCCTCGCGCAGCGCGTGAACAATTACATCCAGACGCAGCACTCGAGCATTGCGGCGGTCGCCAAGGACATCGGCTACAGCCGCACCACCGTCTCCCGGGATCTCACGGGCAAGTATGACAGCAACCCGAACGACCTTGAGAGCAAGCTGACGGACTTCCTCACCCGGCAGACGGGCGAGGCGGTCGACCTGACGACGCCGTTGGCGAAGTCAGAGGGCAAGACGTGGCAGACGCCCGTATTCTTTGAGAGCCGGGACGCGAAGGCCGTGCTCGGTGTATGCCAGAGCTGTCAGGAGTACATTGGCCTCGGCATCGTAGTCGCCCGCAGCGGCTACGGCAAGACCTACGCCCTGCGGCAGTACGCGAAGCTCTCCCGCGTGGCCTACATCGAGTGCGACGACACCATGAGCAGCCGCGACCTTGTGGAGGCGATTGAACGGAGCATCGGGCTCCCAAACGGCTACGGCACGATCTGGCGCAGGGTGAACGGCATCCGGGAGTTCTTCAACACGAACAAGGGCTACCTGCTGATCATCGACGAGGCGGACAAGCTGGTGAGCAAGTACACACAGAAGAAAATGGAGATCCTGCGGGCGGTGTTCGATCAGAGCGACGTGGGTCTTGTGATCGCGGGCGAGCCGAAACTGGAGGCGCAGATCAAGACCTACCTCGTGCGTATGGCGAACCGGGTGGACTTCTACGCCTCGCTGCGGGGCCTCTCCCCCTCGGAGGTGGAGGGCTATCTCACGGACTTCCAGATCGAGCCGGAGGCGCTGGTGGAGTTGAAAGCGCGGGCGTGCAATATGCAGACCGGGTGCTTCCGACTGCTCGACCGCACGCTCTCTAACGTCCGACGCATCCTCAAGGAGACGGGCGAGGAGACGGTGACGGTGAAGACCATAGCACAGGCGTCGTCCATGATGATGCTTTGAGGAGGGACAGCAAATATGAGAATAGAACGCATCAGCGGAGCGATCCTCATCCTGCTCTCCGGCGTGCTGCTCCTGATGGCGGCCTATGGCGGGACGCCGGAGGATCGGGACGCGACAGCGATCCTCCTGACGCTGCCGATGGGTCTTGTGACCCTGTTCGCCGAGATCCCGGAGCGCGGCAAGCGCACCAAGCGAGACTACCGGGCGTAAAGCCCGCAACATTAACAAATTGAAAGGAGCCGCAAACATGGCAAGGAAACGAGTAGTCGAGGCCCCGAGCCTCCATTCATGGGAGGACGTGAACGACGCCCTCCGTCAGATCGCCGAGGCGCAGATCGCGCTGGGCGAGATCCAGAGCGATATGCAGAAGCAAATCTTAGGGGCGCAGAAGGTCGCCGAGGAGCAGAGCAAGCCGCTCAACGACAATGTGGCCAAGCTGGAGCGCGAGATCAAGAGCTTCGTCACCGACCACAGGGACGAGATGGGCAAGACGAAGTCGATGGTGCTGACGTTCGGCGAGGTAGGCTTCCGGCTCTCCACATCCGTCTCGCTGCCCCGGGCGAAGGAGAAGCTGGAGGAGATCATCCGCCGTCTCAAGTCCCGCCAGATGACGGACTGCATCGTGGTGGAAGAGAAGGTCAGCAAGGAGGCTCTGAAGAAGTACGGCGAGGACACAGTGAACGCCGTGGGCGCAACGTGGAAACAGAGCGACGTGTTCGGCTATGAGGTGAACATCGCCAAGCTGGAGCAGATCAAGGCGGGCAACTGAGGAAGGGGGCTCACGGAATGACAGCAGCAAGGACTGGGCGCAAACAGCCCTCCATCCGCACGCTGTGGGCGATCGCGAAGTCGCCGGAGCTGCACCTCACGGACGAAGACCTGCACGCGGTTGTCTACCGCGAGACAGGCAAGGAGTCCATGAAGATGCTGACGCAGGGCGAGGTCAACACTGTTGCTCGCGTGCTGCAGAACATGAAGGACAGTGTGAGTCGGAGCGTGCGGGACAAGCGCACGGACACGGGCGGCGACATCCGCACCACCGCACAGCGCCGGAAGATCTACGCGCTGTGCGAGGCGCTGGGCTGGAATGACGACCCGCGCCGCATTCAAGGCTTCGTCAAGCGCGTGGCCCATGTCGACCGCATCGAATGGCTGAACATAGCGCAATGCGAGAAGGTCATCGAGGGCCTCAAGGCGATCCTTGCCAGAGAGCAGCGGAAGGGGGCCGGGCGGGATGGATAACGAGAACCAGCGGGAGCTCGATGTCCTGGCCGCGCTGGAAGGCATCCACCGGATGCAAGAGAGCATCCGGGACACGGAGCTGGACATAGTGGTGGAGACCGGGATCATCTTCCTCCGCTTGCACTATCAGCGGCTCCCGCCCGGAGTGGCCCGCCGTCTGACGGAGATCTCGCCCCGGGACGTGGCGGAGGTGTCGGAGGTCATCCGGGAGAATGGCGCGACGCCGGAGCAGCGGCGAAGCCTGGGCGACCGACTGGCGAGCGCCGCAGCCGTCGCCCAGGTCATCCGGGCGGCGAATGTCTACCGGGATCGGCTGGGCTACGGCCCGATCGAGTCGGAGGTGGAGGCGTGAGCGGGCGGAAGGCTGGGGCGATGGGGCTCGTCGAGAGGCTCGCCGCCGTCCTGGCCGTGAACGAGATCGTCCGATCCCGGCGCTTCCTGGGAGAGAACACCAGCAAGGAAGACCGCGAGGAGCTGCTCAAGCTCACGACCTCCGAGCTCACCTCGACGGCCCAAGTGCTCGCCTCCGCCGTGCATCTCCGGCAGCAGGTGGAGACGGCGGAGTTCACGCGGGCCCTCATAGAGCAGCAGAAGGCCGCGCAGCAGCCCCCAGGCGGGCCGCTTGCGTGTTAAGGGGGGACGGTATGCCGACGAAGAAGAAACGCCTCACACAGCGCGAGAAGGCCGAGCGTGCGGCGATCAAGAAGCAGCTCCAAGCGGACGGCGTTCTCCCACCTGATAAGCCCCGGCTCAACCGCAAGAAGTTCGCCCGGGAGGTGTGGGAGGATTTCAGCGAGATGGATGTCTACACCGCAGATTTCTACCTCCGCAAGGCGATCATGGCAACGGTGGGGCCGGAGATGCACGAAGTGACATCGGAGCAGGTTGGTGTCCTGAAGCTGATGAAGCTGGCGGTGGAGACCGATCGGTTCATGCAGCAACTCAAAACAGAGGGGCGCGAGCAATACAGCATCGGGGAGTATGTCGAGAAGGTCTACAACCCGGTTATGAATTTATAGGAGGATTCACATTATGGCAAAACTGACACCAGACGCGACGAGGACGGAGCATGGCCTCGTCATTAACGAGAAGATCATCCCGTGGGGCGCGGTCTGGCCCAAGGACTCCGGTGCGTACAAGAAGGGCGCACAGTACAAGGCCGACCGTCTGCTCTCGGGCGGCACGGGCAAGGTCAAGGGCGTGACCATCCACAACACCAACGACCTGAAGAACGTGGAGGAGGACGCCGAGCAGTACACCCGTGCGACGTGGCCTAACGGCAACATGAACGACGCCCGCGTCCACTACTACGTCGACGACATCAACGCATGGCAGAACCTGAGAGAGGACGAGGTGGGCTGGCACGCGGGCGATGGCCGGAAGGCCACGGGCGGCAACGAGACGACGCTCTCCATCGAGATCATCATGGACGGCTCGGGCAGCAAGGAAGACCGCAAGGCTGAGGAGAACGGCGTGCTGCTGGCGGCACTGCTGCTGAAGAAGCACGGCTTGAGCGTGAACGAGCTGTACACGCACAACCACTGGATGGGCCACCCGGACTCCATCGTGCAGGGCGCGAGGAAGAACTGCCCGCTGTACATCCTGCCCCATTGGGCGCAGTTCAAGCAGAAGGTCGCCGCAAAGCTCACGGAGCTGAACGGCGGCGCGACCACCACGGAGGCGGGCAAGACGGAGATCATGGGCAAGGCCAAGGCGAGCGCACGGCAGATGGCGCTGTTCGCCCGATCCAAGAACGCGGAGCCGCAGCTCCCGGCGTGCTCGCTGGAGCAGCTGGCGCAGTTCTTCCTCGAAGAGGGCGAGGCCGAGGGCGTGCGCGGCGACGTCGCCTTTGCGCAGAGCCTCCACGAGACGGGCTTTTTCAAGTACGGCGGCATCGTGCTCCCCACGCAGAACAACTACGCGGGCATCGGGGCGCTGAACGGCAACGCCAAAGGACAGGCGGCGACCTTCCCCGACCCGCGCACGGGTGTCCGGGCGCAGATCCAGCACCTGAAGGCATACGCCTCCAAGGAGGCGCTCGTGAACGGGTGCGTCGACCCGCGCTTCTCCCTCGTGACACGGGGCTCGGCGCAGTATGTGGAATGGCTGGGCGCAAGCGACAACCCCAACGGCAAGGGCTGGGCCGTACCGGGCAAGGGCTACGGCAGCAAGATTATCGCCCTGTTAGGTCAGATCATGGCGTTCGAGGTGCCGCAGACGTCCACGCCGAGCGAGCCGGAGGAGCAGGAGCCGGAGTTCCCGGCGTATCAGCTGGAGGGGCTTGAAACTCTCACGGAGGCTGGCGTCATCAACTCCCCCGAGTTCTGGCGGCAGAAGTTCAGCGAACAGGTGACGGTCGGCGAGATGTTCGGTATCTTGGGGAAGCTCTTCACAAAAGTGACCGAGTAAGGACGCGGAGGGCGGGACATGGAAGACCTCGTAAAGGAACTGACGATCGACATGATTCCTGACGGCGACAACCGCATCATCGCAGAGACGATCGGCGTCGAGAACTACTACAAGCTGTGCTCGGTCGTCGGCGGCTCGACCATCTACCTCCAGAAGCCGGAGAGTGTCCTTCGCCCCGTCCGCGACGCTCACATTAAAGCGGAGTTCAACGGCTACAACCACCCGGAGCTCGCCCGCAAGTACGGCGTAACGGAGCGATGGGTGCGGCAGCTCTGCGGCGAGGGGAAGCTGGAGGGACAGATGAGCCTTCTCGACTACGGCGACGAGCCAAAAACCGCTGACTTCTAAAGACAACATTTCTAAGAAGTAGTACACATATAAGGTTCCCGAAAGGGACGGTAAAATAAGACTATGAGCATAGCTCATAGTCTTATTTTTATATCCAAAGGAGGACACCAAACATGAGCATGGAGATCATTCAGAGCGCGGCGACCGAGCTGCTGGTCAACGTTGCGCTCGCCGTGCTGGCCCTCGCCGGGGCCTACGCGGTCTACTACATCCGGCTCGGCACATCCAAGCTGAAGGCGCAGACCGCGCAGATCGAGGACGCATCCACCCGCAAGGTGCTGGACGACGCCTTGGAGGACGTTGCGAACCTCGCCACGCTGTCGGTGGGCGCAATGGAGCAGACCACGGCAAAGGCGCTGCGCGAGGCGGTCAAGGGCGGCAAGGCAAGCCGCGAGGAGCTGGTCGCGCTGGGCAAACAGGTCTTTGACGAGGTCAAGGCGTCGATCGCGCCGGAGGCGCAGCGGGTCATCACGAAGAACCTCGGCAGCTTCGACGAGTATTTGACGAAGTGCATCGAGGCCGCTGTGCTGAAGATCAAGCAGAACGAGCCGTACATCACCCTCCCGGAGAGTGCGCTCATCGAAGGCGAAGCGGAACGGTAAGGAGGGCGGCACATGGACGTCTCTCAGATCACCGCCCTCATCGGCGCGGCGGCGTCGCTGCTGTGCACCGTCGTCGTCGGGGCGCTCACCTTCTTTATGAAGAAGACGCTCACCAGTCTTGAAGAGGCGGACAAGCGGAACGCCGAGGACATCAAGACGCTGGACAAGAACCTCAACGACCTGAAGGCAGACCTCCCCCTGATCTATGTGACGCGGGAGGACTACATTCGGGTCATGAACAGGGTCGAGGACAAGCTCGACCAGATCCTCTACGGAGGCAAAGCCAAAGGAAAGGAGGAGTGACCTCATGGCAATCCTTGACGAGCTGACCGAGCAGGAGGTCAGCAAGAACAAAGCAATCCGGGGCTACATCGTCCGAGCCCTCGCAAAAGGCAGTCAGAACGCCTTGCTCGTCCGTCAGATCACAAACGCCCTCGTCGCTGACGGCCTGATCTACTCGCCGGACATTTCAAAGCCGATCGAGTATCTGCAGGAGGCGGGTTATGTGACCTTCACCGACCGATCGGTGAACGCCTACAACGCCTACCGCAAGGACTCCATCATCAAGCTCACCCGCAAGGGCGTCGATCTCGTCGAGGGCACGATCAACGACCCGGGCATCGATGTCTAAGGCGGAGCGACGGAGGACGCGGGTCAGCTCGACGATCGACAAGCTCCCGGACGATATTAAAGGGCAACTCGACGTCCGGCTTGCGGACACCTCCAACACCTATGAAGAACTGGCGGCATGGCTCAAGGCTGAAGGCTACGAGATCAGTAAGTCAGCGATCGGGCGCTATGCGATCCGCACCACACAGGCGGCGCAGCGCGTAGCGCAGACCATCCAGCGCACTCAGGCGATCGCTCAAGCGGTGGAGGCCCACCCCGACCTCGACTACACGAAGGCGGCGTCGATGGTGCTCATGGACGGGCTCATGCAGCGAGTCAGCACCGCTGAGGACGACTTTCAGGAAATGCCGCTGGATAAGGCGGGGCGACTCATCGCAAGCCTCGCCCGGAACGCCACCTACGAAAAGCGCGTCCGGCAGGACATGAAGAAAAAAGCTGAGCTTGCCTTCGAGCAGATGGAGACGGAGCTCATGGCGGCAATCAAGCAGCACCCTGAGCTTGCTGGCGAGCTTCATGACGTGCTGGAGCGTGCAAGAGAGAAGGTGCTGGCAGATGGCGAAGATTGACCTGAACGACTACCTCGAAAAGCTCACAGAGCCGGAAGACCGGGAAACGGTCGCAAACCGTGCGTATCAGCGGGAGCTGTTCGAGCAGTACGTCACAAAGGACGGCAACTTTCCCGAGCAGCGGGCGCAGCTCCTTGAGGACTTCAGGGTCGGAAAGGAACTGACCGGGCCGAAGGGACTGCGCCGGAAGCTCGGAGCCTTCGATCTTGAATACTTCGGGCGGGCCTATCTCGCGCACTACTTCGTCCGCCCGTCGCCCAAGTTCCACGGCGAGCTGGACAGGATATGGCGGGAGGGCGTGCTGAAGGGGATGAACCCGGAGGTGGACGCCAAGCGGATCAGCCGCGCGGATGGGTGCCGCCGTGCGATCGAAGCGCCTCGTGGCCACGCCAAGAGCACGACCTTCACTTTCAAGGATGACCTGCACGCCGCCGTCTACGGCTACAAGCACTACATCATCATCCTCTCTGACAGCTCGGAACAGGCCGAGGGCTTCCTCGTCGACATCAAGACGGAACTGGAGGAGAACGCTGCCCTGAAGGAAGACTTCGGCGAGCTGGAAGGCAAGGTCTGGAAGTCCTCTGTCATCCTGCTGGCCAACGGCGTCAAGATTGAGGCAATCGGCTCGGGCAAGAAGATCCGTGGCCGACGTCACAAGCAGTGGCGTCCCGACCTTATCGTCTGCGACGATCTGGAGAACGACGAGAACGTCAACACGCCGGAGCAACGCAAGAAGCTCCGCGACTGGTTCTATAAGGCGGTCTCCAAGGCGGGCGACACCTACACCGACATCGTTTACATCGGCACGCTGCTCCACTTCGATGCGCTGCTGGCCAACGTAGCGAAGAACCCGAGCTATAAGTCGGTGCGCTATCAGGGCGTCATCAGCTTCGCCACCAACGGCGAGCTGTGGGACGCATGGGAATCCATCTTCACCGATCTCTCCAACGACAACCGACAGGAGGATGCACTGGAGTTCTTCCAAGCGAACCGCGAGGCGATGCTGGAGGGCACGGCGGTCTTATGGGAGGAGAAGCTCTCCTACTACGACCTCATGGTCATCCGCATCTCCGAGGGTGAGGCGTCCTTCAACAGCGAGATCCAGAATGACCCCATCGACCCGGAGAACTGCACTTTCCAAGAAGAGTGGTTTGACTTTTGGGACGACGAGGGCAAGGCGCAGCCAGACTTCTCCGACCCGAAGTTTCTCTTCATCGGCGCGAACGACCCATCGCTGGGCAAGAACAAGAAGTCGGACACCAGCTCCATCATCGCACTGGCGAAGGACACGCAGACGGGCTACCTCTATGTCGTGATCGCGGACATTGCCAAGCGCAAGCCGGATCAGATCATTGAGGACGCCCTCGACGCGAGCCGACGCCTCCAGCGGGAGTACAAGCGGCCCTACTACAAGTTCGGCGTGGAGACGGTGCAGTTCCAGTATTACTTCGCCGAGATCATGCGGCAGCGTGCGGCAGCGGTCGGCGAGTATCTCCCTATCGAGGAGATCAACAGCACGCAGAACAAGGATGCACGCATCCAGTCCCTGCAGCCGTTCGTGAAGAATGGCTACATCAAATTCAGCAAGAAACACAAGACACTGCTAAAGCAGATGACCGAGTACCCGATGGGCAAGAACGACGATGCGCCGGACGGCCTCCAGATGGCGGTCAAGCTGGCGCTTGACGTCAAGATCGGGCGCAGAGTCGACTACAGAAGCGTCATCGCCCGCGCCCTCGACTTCCGGCGCGGAGCCTACTAAGGAGGTGAGGCGCATGATTATCCAAGAGAACACAATCATCCACGGCGACAGCCTCACCGTGCTCCGTCAGATGGAGCCGGAGAGTGTCGACGCAATCATCACAGACCCGCCCTACGGCATCAACTATGTCTCTCAGACGGGGGCGTCCATCAAGAACGACAAGAGCCCCTTTATCTGGTTCCTCTACGACGCCTTCCGCGTACTCAAGTCCGGCGAGGCTGGACGCGGCGGCCTGATCTGCTTCACCCGTTGGGACGTGGAGCAGACCTTCATCGACGCGATGAAGATCGCGGGCTTCAACGTCAAGAGTGAGGTCATTTGGGATAAGGTCTACCACGGCATGGGTGACACCAAGGCGGCGTTTGCACCGTCGCATGAGAACATCGTCTTCGCGGTTAAGGGCAAATACAGTTTCCCCGGCAGCCGCCCAAAAGACCTCGTCACATTCCCGAAGATCAACAGCTCCAAGATGGTGCACCCCACCGAGAAGCCTGTTGGTCTGCTGGCTAATCTCATCTCCTCGGTCACGAAACCGGGCGACCTCATCCTCGACCCGTTCGCCGGAAGCGGTTCCACGCTGGTCGCGGCGAAGAAGACGGGGCGTCGCTTCATTGGCATCGAGCTGGATGACGATTACTTCGTCACGGCCCAGCGGCGCATCGAGGAGGTGCGGGAATGAGCCGACTCAAGCAGCTCGTCACCCGGCTTAGACGCCCGGATATGCGGGAGGTCGCCGTGGCGCAGGTCTCCGACAAGTACAGCGAGTATCCCAGCAATGGCCTGACGCCTGTCAAGCTGGCTGAGATCCTCCGAGAGGCCGACGCGGGCGATGTTCTTCGGCAGATGGAGCTCTTTGAGGAAATGGAGGAGAAAGACCCTCACCTATTCAGTCAGCTCCAGACGCGCAAGAACGCCGTCACGGGCCTTGACTTCGAGGTGATTCCCTTCGGCGACGAACCGCTGGACAAGGAGATCGCCGACTTCATCGAAGAGCAGCTCAACGGCATCGAGAGCTTCGAGGATGTGGAGAATGACCTGCTCGACGCAATCGGCAAGGGCTTCGCCGTATCCGAGATCCTGTGGGGCTATGACGAAGGGCACGTCGTGGTGCAGGACATCAAGACGCGACACCAGAAACGCTTCTTTTGGGACACGCTGGACGATTCGTTCAAGGTGCGAACGAAGGACGTGCCGGAGGGCATCCTGCTCCCGGCGAACAAGTTCATCGTTCACAGGTACAAGGCTCGCAGCGGTCACACCTCTCGGGCTGGCATCCTCCGAGTTGTGGCGTGGATGTACCTCTTCAAGAACTACGACCTGAAGGACTGGGTCAGCTTCGCTGAGATCTACGGTCTGCCGCTCCGGCTGGGCAAGTACGCGCCGGGAGCGAGCGACAGCGACAAGGCGGCGCTCATGCGAGCCCTCATCCAGATTGGCTCCGACGCGGCGGGCATCATCCCGGATGGCACGAGCATCGACTTCATTACCACGGAGAAGACCTCCAGCTCCGACCTCTATGAACGGCTGGCTCGTTACTGCGATGAACAGATCTCCAAGGCAATCCTCGGCCAGACGCTGACTTCCGACTCGGGCGGCGGCAGTTACGCACAGAGCAAGACGCACAACGATGTCCGGCACGATCTCACCGTCGCCGACTGCAAGGCGCTGGCGTCCACCCTCCGGCGCGACCTCATCCGCCCGCTGTGCATCTTCAACTTCGGCGAGGACAAGCGCATCCCCTACATCCGCTTCGACTGCGAAGAGTCCGAGGACTTGACGCAGACGGCGACAATCCTCGGCACGCTCATCGAAAAGGTCGGGCTTCGGATACCCACGAGCTTCGTCTATAAGAAGTTCTCCATCCCCGAGCCGGAGGAAGGTGATGAGATTGCAAAGCCCACCTACGGAGGCGGCATGGGCGGCGTGCTGCCGTTCAAAAGCGATGCGCTACTCTCCCTCAAGGCGGGAGCTGACGCGCCGATCGGCACGCAGCAGCACATTGACAGGCTCGCCGCCGCTGCGCTCCACAAGGGCGCGGGCAGCTTCAAGCGCGCGTTCGAGCCGGTTCTCAAAATGATTGAGAACGCAGACAGTCTCGAACAGCTCCGCGAGCTGATGGAGGATGACACAGCCGTCGCCGAACTCTACGCCGCGATGGATGTCTCCGAGGTCGAGGAGCTGCTGCAGAAGGTTATGCTCTACGCCGATCTTGAGGGGCGGGTGGTCGAGGATGGATGAGTTCACCGCGCTTTTCAGCCGCAAGGACATGACCTTTGAAGAGGCGGTCGCGTACTTCAAAGAGCGCGTCCCTGTAACCGCCTCGCGGTTCTATCAGATCGCCGCCGAGTACCGCACCCTCGCCTTTACGGTCAGCGGCTACACGAAGGCGCAGGTGCTCAAGAAGTTCTACGACGAGCTGCTGGCCGCACTGGAGGAGGGTAACAGCCTTGCGGAGTTTCGCGAGAATATGAACGACTTCCTCGAAGCAGAGGGCTACGAGGGCATCACGCCCTACCAAGCCGAGAACATCTTCCGCACCAACATCCAGACGGCCTACAATGTGGGCCACTACAAGCGGATGACCGAACCGGGCGTCAAGGAGCTGCGGCCCTACTGGCAGTATGACGCCGTCAACGACTCAAAGACCCGCCCGAGCCACCTTGCGATGGATGGGCGCGTGTTCATGGCGGACGATCCCATTTGGGACACATGGTTCCCGCCCAACGGCTTCAAGTGCCGCTGCACGGTCAAGACGCTCTCCAAGCGCCAGATGGAGCAGCGGGGGCTGACGGTGGAGACCGAAGCACCGAGGGCGGCGCGGCTGGAGGATGGGCGCTTCGTCAACATCCTGCCCGACCCGCAGTTCGATACCAACCCCGCCAAGGTACGCTATCAGCCAGACCTCACAGGCTACCCCGAGCCACTCAAAAAGGCGTACCAAGAGCGCGAAAAGGGGAACACTCCGCCATAAGGCCACAGAGCCCCGCTGTGCGCGTTTTGCTCTCGGCAGGGTAATTTGACGGGCGCGGCAAATAAGGGGCGTGCGCACGCGCTCTAACGCCGTTTCCGGGCGGTTCGCGGCGACACCAAAGGAGGACAGATGCAAATGGATGGTTTTTTGACCCTGAAAGGCGGCAATGTGGAGCTCGTGGGAGCGCCGGAGACGATCTTCGTCCTCCCCATCGGCCACGTTGTCAGCTCGAAGGGCGAGTTTGATGTAGACGATGAGAGTTACAAGGCGATGAAGGCGCAGATCGCCAAGCGCGGCGTGGATCTCGTCGTTGACTACGAGCATCAGACGCTCAAAGGGTGCGAGGCACCCGCAGCCGGATGGGTGAAGGAGCTGAAGCTGGAGGACGGGCAAATCAAGGCCGTCGTCGAGTGGACGCCCCGAGGGGCACAGTACCTTGAGAACAAGGAGTACCGCTACCTCTCCCCGGTCGTGAATGTCCGCAAGGCGGACAACAAGGCGATCGGGCTCCACTCGCTGGCACTTACCAACACTCCGGCGATCGAGGGGATGAACCCCATCGTCAATTCAGACAATTTTGAAGGAGGACAACATTCTATGGACATCAAGAAGCTGGCGGAGCTGCTCGGCTTGAGCGAGGACGCCACGGAGGAGCAGGTCGTGGAGGCGCTCAAGGTTTGCCTCGCCGAGAACCGCAGCCTCAAGGAAGCGGAGAAGCAGCCGCCCGAGAACGTCGTGGCGAACAAGGCGGTCTGCGAGCTGCTGGGGCTGAAGGCGGGCGCTGCCGCCGAGGACGTGACCGCAAAGATCATGGAGCTCAAGAGCGGCACGGTCGACGGCGTCAACCTCGCCGAGGAGCTGAAGGCGCTCAAGCAGCAGAATGCGGAGCGCGAGGCCAACGACGCTGTCATCCTCGCCCTGAAGGCGGGCAAGATCACCCCGGCGCAGAAAGAATGGGCTAAGAGCTACGCCCTGAGCGACCCGAAGGGCTTCGGCTCCTTTGTGGAGAAGGCCCCGCAAATCGTGCCGATGGACAAGATTGAGCTGGACGACGTCAAGGCCCTCAAGAGCGACGCGCTGGACGCCGACACGCTGCTGGTCTGCAAGCAGCTCGGAATCTCGCCCGACGACGTCAAGAAGTACGGTATGAAGGAGGACTAAGATCATGGCAAAACTGACTGATGTGAGAGATACCCCTGAGATCGCCAACGGCGCAAAGGTCATCGCAGTGCCTGTGAAGGGCGGTACCACCATTTATCAAGGCGCACTTGTCGCTCTGGACGCGAGCGGCTACGCGATTCCCGGCAAGAAGGCCGAGAGCCTGACCGCTGTGGGCCGCGCCGAGGAGACAGTGACAAATACGGGAGCAGACGGCGAGTTGGTCATCCGCGTCGCTCGCGGCGTATTCGTCTTTGACAACACCGCTACCTCTGCGAATAAGATCACCGCCGCCCATGTTCTCAAGCCCTGCTACATGGAAGACGACCACACCGTCACGGCGCTCGCCACGGGTGCGTCCGTGGCTGGCACTGTCATCCGCGTGGATGACGAGGGCGTCGCCGTCGAGTGCGGAGGCTACGTTCCCGCTGCTGCCGCCGCAGGTGTGGGCGGCTAATCGAGTAAGGAGGTACATTCATTATGATCATCACCCCGCAGGCCCTTAGAGGCATCTATACCGCCTTCAACACGGTCTTTAACAAGGCGTTTGAAGGGCAGCATCCCACCTATGAAAAGGTCGCGACCGTCGTGCCCAGCACCAGCGAATCCGAGACCTACGCATGGCTCGGTGACATCCCCGGCATGAGGGAGTGGATCGGTGAGCGCGAGATCCAGAACCTCTCCGGCTCCGCCTACACCATCAAGAACAAGGACTTCGAGCTGACTGTCGGCGTAGACCGCAACGCGGTCGAGGACGACAAGATCGGCCTCTACAATCCTTCCATTCAGATGCTCGGCGAGTCCGCCGCGCTGCATCCCGACGAGCTGGTCTACGGTCTGCTGGCCAACGGCTTCACCGAGAAGTGCTACGACGGCAAGGCGTTCTTCGCTACCGACCACCCTGTCGGCAAGGACAAGGCAAGCAACAAGGGCACCGCGAAGCTGAGCATGGGCGCCTACAAGACGGCGCGTACATCCATGATGAGCCTGAAGAACAGCAAGGGCCGCCCTCTGGCGTTGGTTCCCGATCTGCTGGTCGTGCCGCCCGCACTGGAAGCGGACGCCCGCGACATCCTCGTCGCCGACTTCATTAACGGCACGAAGAACACCATGCAGGGCACGGCGGAGATCCATGTGGAGCCTCGCCTCGCAAGCGACTCCGCTTGGTTCCTGCTCTGCACCAAGCGTCCCGTCAAGCCGCTGATCTACCAGCAGCGCAAGAAGGCGAAGTTCGTCTCCAAGACCAACGAGACCGACGACAACGTCTTCATGAGCAAGAAGTTCATCTACGGCGCAGACTCTCGCGGCAACGCGGGCTTCGGCTTCTGGCAGATGGCCTACGGCTCTGACGGTACCACCACCTAAACCGCCCGGGGCAGAAAGGAGGGCACGGCATGAGCTACAGCACACGCACTGAAGTGCGGGACATGGTCAAGGATGACGCACTCAACGCGATCATCGGCGACACCTTCATTGAAGATCCCGCCGAGCGTGAGGAGCTGGTCTCCCCGATCATCGATGCGGCGATCGCCGACGCGGACGCAGAGATCGACGGCTACCTCGCCAAGAGGTACGCCGTCCCTCTGGCCCCGGCCCCGAGGGTCATCAACAAGTTCTCCAAGGATATCGCGGTCTACAATCTATTCTCCCGCATCGGCATCGACGAGGGGACGGATCAGAAGACCTACCTGAATCGCTACAACGCGGCGATCAAGTTCCTCACGCTGGTCGCGGAGGGCACGGTGTCCATCGGCACGGAGACGGAAGACCCGGCGAGCGCAGCGGCGGGTGGTTTTAAGGTCAAGTCCAACAGCCGCCTGTTTACCCGGGAGAAGATGAGGGGGATGTAACGCATGGCCATGTACAGCATCCGGCTCGACGGCGACACGCGGGCGATGCTCCGCAGGATCAGGAGCTTCTCGGAGATCGACAAGCAGGGCATCAATGCGGCACTGGCTGAGGGCGCGCGCGAGTCGACGCTGGAACGGTTCAAGCAGAGCAAAGGCCCGGACGGGCGCAGATGGAAGACCTCCATCCGCGCCGCACAGGAGGGCGGCAAGACGCTCATCCAGTCCGCGCAGCTCCGCAACTCCATCCACGCCAAGTCGGACACCTCCGGCTTCGCGCTCGGCACGAACGTCAAGTATGCGGCGTCGCATCAGTTCGGAGAACCGGGCCGCACCATCCGGGCGCGGAAGAAGAAAGCCCTCCGTTTTCAGGTGGGCGGCAAGTGGGTCACGAAGAAGCAAGTCCGCATCACCATCCCGGCCCGTCCCTTCCTCGGTCTCTCAGAGGACGATATGCAGGAGATGAAGGCGACGGTCGAGGAGTTCATCCAGAAGGAGGATTGATCTCTTGCTCTACACGGAAAGCAAGCAATATCTCATCGACAAGCTGAAAGCGGCGGGCATCAAGTCCAAGCCATTTACCACAGAGAAGGCTCTGGAGAAGAGCCAGGAGTCCCACATCGGCGCGGTCTTGTTCGAACGTGAGACTTTCACCCGAAACGGTTCCAAAAAGAGATACAGAGACGAAGAGGGAACGCTGCACAAAAGGCGGAAGATCATGGAACGGGCGACCACGTTCGGCGTGATCATCGGCGGCTATACCGATGATGAAGTCGAAGAGATATTCGACCGCTTTGTGGCGAGTCTTGACCGTGGCATCTACATCGACGGCAACTTCGTCCCCATTGAGATTGAGGGAGCGGATTGGGTCGACAAGGACGACTCACTCCTAAAAGCACAGGTCGCCGTGCAGGTGATGATCACCTTCAACGGCGGCGTTTACCGCGACACGGGCTTCGCACCTCTGACCGATGTCAGAGTGACGTCCGTGGAGAAGATCACATGAAAGGAGCCTACAGATGGCGACTAAAACACAGAAGCCGGAAGGCGCTGCCGCACCGGAGCTTGTGCCGATCGACAAGCTCCGTGAGCAGCACAAGGTTGGGCGTGCCACCTACGCGGGCGTATGCGCCGCGAATGGCTGGCGGCCCGGTAAGGCGATGACGGAGGACGAGTTCCTCGCCGCCGTCGCCAAGTTCAACAACAGCCCGATGAACGGGCGTAAGAGCAAGGAGGCGAGGAAGTAATGCTTAGAGATGTACGCAGCAACGTCACGGACGGACTGCTCGGCTTCGCCACGGCAACGGGCGACGGTCTGCACATCAAGATCGGCGTCTCCCCCTCTGTCACCGAAAAGCCCATCACCATCCTCGGCAGCATGGGCGCAAGCACCATCAAGTCCAAGTTGGGCCTGTCCCCGCTGGCCGATGCGGTCATGGACGCGGTGCAGGGCGGCGCGGCCCGCGTGTTCTGCATCCCCGTCGCCGCAAGCACCGCTGGCACGATCGGCGAGGTCACGAAGACGGGCGACGGCGGCGGCAGCGTGACCGTGCAGGGCTCGCCCAACAACGCCTACGCGCTCACCGTGCGCTTCACCGCGCAGGGCGGGCTCAACACCGCAGCCTTCGTCTACTCCATCGACGGCGACAACTTCTCGGATGAGATCACCGTCCCCGTCACTGGCAGCTACGAGATCGAGGGCACGGGTCTGACGATCAAGTTCACCGAGGCGAGCTCGCCGGATCAGAAGCCCAGTTCCTTCCTCGTGCGCGACACCTACACCCTCAAGACCACTGCACCGAGCATGACGAACGGCGATGTGCTGGGCGCGATTGAGAAGATCAAGAGCTTCAACGAGGAGTTCGAGTTCGTCCACATAGTCGGCGGGAGCACGGTGGAGCTGTGGGAGGCGGTCAGTGAAGCACAGAAGGAGCTGATGACGGTCTGCCACAAGCCCTGCTTCTTCCTCATGGAGGCCGCCTATCCCGCCGACGAGGCGGATGGTGACCTGAGCGATTGGGCGCTGCAGATGGAGGCAGACCGTAAGCGGATCAAGAACTCCGACATTCAGGTCTGCGCCGCATGGGGTCGCCTTGTGCGGCTGGACGGCACCACGCAGATTGTCAACCTCGCGGGCCTCGCCTCCGGGCGCTACGCCATGACGAAGGTGAGCGTGTCCATCGGCAAGACCAAGGACGAGGACGCGCTGGGCTTCCCCAAGACGAAGCTGCTGGAGCTGGTTCCCATCGGCTACGACAGCACCGTCATTGAACTGCTGGACGTCGCGGGCTACATGACCTTCCGCGAGTACGACGGCCTTGACGACATCTTTGTCTATCACACGAAGATGATGTGCAAGGACGGCAGCGACTTCCGCTATGCCGAGGATGTGCGTGTGAAGAACAAGATCATCCGCGAGACACGCAAGAAGGCGCTGCAGTTCAAGAACGACGACATCGACCTTGAGGACATTCAGGGCGAGCTGGACGCGCGGGCGAAGTTCATCAGCGTGCCGCTTGACCGCATGGTGGAGGACAAGGAGATCAGCTCCTATGAGACCACCGTGGACGAGAGCTGCTACGATACCTTCCTCGAAGATGAGACCATGAGCGTCATCATCCGCTACCTCTCCAGAGGCTACATCCGCGAGGTCGTTATCGACATCGGGCGCTCGGCTCTGAGCAGCAACTAAGGGAGGAGGACAGGCAATGCTGAAGGTAAACGGAAAAGCCTATGATTGGGGCGACGTGGATCTGAAAATCCCCGGCCTGAACATTCAGGTGCAGGAGATCAGCTATGACGACGAGCTGGAGATGGAGGAAGTCTACGGCTCCGGCTCCAAGCCGCGCGGCTACGGCACAGGCAACTATAAGGCGTCCGGCAAGCTCTCCATGCTCCGCGACGACTACGACGATCTGCTGGCCTACTGCAAGCAGAAGGGCGTTCCCTTCTACAAGATGGAGCTGCCCTCCATCATCGTCTCCTACGCCAACGAGGGCGCACGCACGAAGATCGACGAGCTGAAGAAGGTCAAGTTCTCCAAGCGCAGCAACAAGGCAGCGCAGGGCGACAAGAGCCTCACCGTCGACGTCGACATGATGATCGTCGGCGGCGTGTATCAGGACGGCGTCGCACCCGTCTAAGGACAACATTTTTGAGAATAACAAGGAGGAAGTCACACTATGGAAAACACCAACAACCAGACCCCCGCCCGCAGCAGCGAGGAACAGCTCAAGGCCAAGTACGGCGGCAAGCTCTACCGCGTCGGCATCACCGTCCCTGTGGACGATGAGAGCGAGAAAGAGTTCTCCTACTACTTCAAGCGCCCCACCGTCCCCAGCTATGACCGCTACATCAAGACCGCTGCACAGGGCATCACCAAGGCAAGCAAGGCGTTCATGCTGGACGCGGTCATCGACGAGGACGCCGAGCGTCTGACGAAGGACATGGAGGAGAACCCCGGCATCGCGATCTCCATCGGCAATAAGCTGACGGAGATCCTCGGCCTGACGGGTACGGCAAATTTGAAGAAGCTCTAAGAGAACGGGTCGCGGAGGTACGGGAGAGCTTCGTGGAGCGCGGGCTCCTTGAGATCTATCGTTTTGTGCCTCCGCCTCTCTTAGAGACCTTTGACCCCGAAACGATTGACGACGTCGACGAGTTCCTCGGATGGGTCGCAAAGGCCCGCTTCATGCAGGAGCTTGAGGAGGGCATCGTCACCCGGGCGATCGTGCGAGCGTTCCCCGAGTGACGGCCTCCCGCCGCCGATCGTTTTTCCGCCTCTATCTCAAACTGGAGGTGAAAGCAGAAAATGAGTTTAGAGTCCGTATTTAAGCTGTCGCTCATTATGAACATGATCGACAACCTCTCCGGGCCGATGGCGGGCGTGGCGTCCAAGGTCGGCGCAAACGTCTCCAAGCTGGACGCCGCAAGCCAGACCTTCGGCAGCATGGCAAAGGCGGGTGCGGCGATGCAGGAGACGGGCTCACAGATCGTAAACGCTGTGCTCGCCCCGGTAGAGGCGACCTTTGAAACGCGGCGTGCGCTGGGTGAGCTGGCCTCGCTGGGCGTGCAAGACCTTGAAGCGGTCGAAAACGCCGCACGCAGCTTCTCCGATCAGTGGGCGGGCACGTCGAAGGCGGACTTCATCAGCGCGGCCTACGACATCAAGAGCGGCATCGCCTCCCTCTCTGATGAGGGCGTCGCAGAGTTCACAAGCCTCGCGGCCCTGACCGCAAAGGCGACGAAGTCCACGGCGGGCGAGATGACCTCGCTGTTTGCCACAGGCTACGGCATTTATAAAGACTACTACAGCGACCTGAGCGACATGGAGTTCGGCGAGATGTTCTCGGCTGGCATCTCCGACGCCGTCCGAGCGTTCAAGACCTCCGGCTCCGGCATGGCACAGGCAATCCAGAACCTCGGCGCATCGGCGACCACGGCGCAGGTGCCGCTGGAAGAGCAGCTCTCCGTCTTGGGTATGCTGCAAGCAACGATGGGCGGCGCGGAAGCGGGCACGAAATACAAAGCCTTCCTCCGCAGCGCCACCAAGGGCGGCGAGGCGCTGGGGCTCAAGTTCACAGACGCCAACAACCAGCTCCTGAGTATGCCAGAGATCCTCGACATCCTGCGGGGCAAGTTCGGCGAGACAATGGACGCCGCCGAAAAGATGGAGCTGCAGAAAGCCTTCGGCGACACCGAGGCCGTAGCGCTCATCGACCTGATGTATAACAAGGTCGGCGACCTGCAGGACAACATCGTCAATATGTACGGCTCGCTCGGAAAGGGCGTGTCGGTCACGGAGCAGATGGCCTCCGCCATTCAGGAGACGGAGCCGGAACGCTTCGAGCGACTCAAGCAGCGCATCCACAACGTCACTGAGAGCATCGGAAACTCCCTGCTCCCCACGGTCAACGACCTGATGAGCAAGGGCGAGGGCGTGCTGACGAAGGTCGGCTCGTGGATCGAGAAGAACCAGGAGCTCGTCAAGGTCATCATGCTCATCGTTCTTGCGGTGGGCGGTTTCCTCGCTGTAGGCGGCACGCTGATCGCCCTGATCTCCGGCGTCGGCCTCGTCGTGACAAAAACGGTCAGCGCGTTCAAGATACTCAAGGGCGGCTTCGCACTGGCGCGAGGGGCGCTCACACCACTCATATCCTCGGTGTGGAGCTTCACGGCGGCGCTGCTGGCCAACCCCGTCACATGGGTCGTCATTGGCATTGTGGCCCTCATTGCGGCGCTGGTGCTACTCTACAACAAGTGTGAGTGGTTCCGCAATGCGGTCAACTCCGTCATCAACTTCTTCAAGGAAACGCTGACGGCGGTGGGCTCGGTCGCGAAGTCGGTGTTTGAGGGCATCGGGAACGTGATCGGCTCCGTCATGGACGCGGCAAAGGCGACCGTGTCCGAGAAGCTGTCCAACATCAAGACGGCCTACGAGGAACACGGCGGCGGCATTTCCGGCGTCGCAGCGGCGGCGATGGAGGCGGTCAAGGGCTGGTACACAGCGGGCTACACCTTCATCGACAACCTCACAGGCGGCAAGCTCTCGGAGATCCGTGGGAAGTTCTCGACGGCCATGAGCAACATCGTCCAAGGCATCTCACAGAAGTTCACCGACGCACGCACCGCCTTCTCCAACGGCCTGAACAACATCAAGAACGCCGTCTCCGGCGCGGTCACGTGGTTCTTCGAGTCCGGCAAACGGATCGTGTCCACCTTTGCAAACGGCATCAAGTCCGCCTTCAGCAGCGCGGTCGAGGCCGTAAAGGGCGGCTTGCAGAAGATCCGCAACCTCCTCCCGTTCTCTGACGCGAAGGAGGGGCCGCTGTCCACGCTGACCCTGTCCGGCCAACGCACCATGACTACCTACGCTCACGGCCTGACGCTTGCGGGCGACGCCCCGGCAGAGGCGATGAACAAGAGCCTCCAGCAGGTGCAGGGCGCTCTTGACCGCAAGCCGGAGAAGAAGGTCGACCTCGGCGGCGGGAAGAAGGACAAGGACGAGAGCAGCGATGAGGGCAGCTCCGGTAAGGGCAAGCAGGTCATCATCCACAAGCTGCTCGTCCCGGTCGACCTCAAGAAGATCAAAGACCTGCAGC